GAGTCATAATTATTATACATTGTCAACCCAAGTCTTGGCGTGGCATTTGCTGCTACATTTGGTACAAATAAACTATCGGTATTCAGATATGGGGCATTACATCCCAAAACATCTGAAGACGCAGAAAACCCACTTCGAGTAATCCTTTTCGCAGAACCTAAAGTACCAGGGTTGTTTGGAGCTACACCATCTAATGTTGCCCCTACAGGTAATGGGTTTATACTTGCATCTAACGAACCGTAATATGCCGTATTTGTTGTATTAAATCCTGAAAACGATTGTCCCGCAATTGACGATGTTGTGGTTCCAGGTTTAAAGAAATACGATTGATTATACATATCATTTTGATTGTAAGATTGTACCGATATACTACTATTATTTAATTTTTGTATTGGTATGTTAACTCTTGTTGCTGCGGTTACAGTCCAATTCGAATCAAATTCACTTGTACCAAATAAATTACCTAACGAATATTCATTAACATATTTTGGAGAGTATGGGTCAACTCCTCTCTGTAAAACTAATATAAACTGAGAACTTGCTCCTTCAAAATATTCAAAAGCATTAAAATTGATTACGGCATTGTCAACCGACCATCCTCCAAAACTTGGTTTAGCTGGTATGTATGTACCAACACTGTTAAGAATATTACCAAAAGATTGTGTCGTACCTGTATTCCATATTTTGGCGGCGTCCGATACTGTTATCGCAGTAATAACTTGGTAATACTCAACATCCGCAGGGAATCTATAATTAGTTTCAGATGAACCATAAGGTAAGTTATATCTAACAGGTGTTACAATATTTGATACTTGTGTTGTTGCATAAGATACGTCTATTGTTGTTGCTCCACTACCATTATAAGTTTCACCACTAATACCCGTAATAATACCGTCGGCAGTTGATGCACTGTAAAGATAATTTGTATCTGTAGTTCCAGTTATATTAATAAAAGTTAATAAATCTCCCGCAGCAAATTGCTCCTGCGATAACACCGTTATGGTATTATCATAATGATGTTTTCCAAAATTGGAATCTTTTGCGAATGTTACTTTAATTTTATTAATATTTGAAAAATAACTTTCTCTTAAATTAAAAATATTAATTCTTTCACCAATAGGTAAATCATATGATGCAACAAATCTACCTCCTCCAATGTTTAATTGTTGTGAAAGAGGTAACTTATATCTTGATGGGTCTCCAATATTAGAAGTTAACCCAAGTCCTGCTATCGCTTCACTAAACATGATGGACCAATCCTCACCATTTTCTGTATCTCCTGAGAAATAACTAGATGCTAATCCATCGTAATAAAGGTCTGAAGATGAAAGATAAGATAAAACACCTGCACCATCTACACCTGAAGTTGCTTGGTTATTTGAACTATCTTTAAGGGTTTGTTTACAATCACAAGCCTGACAATCAGGATAAGTAATCATTGGTAACCTTATTGTATAATCTTTTTTAGTACAATACTTTCTCCATTTTTTAAATGGGTACCAAGAAAAAACTCTTTTCACTCTAATACCAACATAGGAAAGCCAACATAAAAAGTCTAAAACTAAATTATATAAAAATAATAAAATATGCCCAATAGTTAATAAGATTAACGCTACTGGTTGTATTACCGTCATTAAAATTGAGAAGAGGAAAAATAAAAAATCAAAGTTTCTAAACCCGTCATTAACAGGAAATTTGTTAACACTATCTTCACAATCTTGGTCATCAATTTCTTTAATACCAATAAACCTACCTGGCGCGGACCCAATAATATTTCTACCACTTTTGTATTGGTCAATCAAAGAAGACACCGTATAAACTTTATTGAATTGAAATTCGTAGAATGTATCTTCGCAATCGATAATCTCATTAAGTCTCTCTATTTTTTTCTGTCCAATAAATCCATCAGTATAACCACTCCAAGCCAATCCAAAATAATAAGAACTCTGTTGTTGTTTAGAATTATTTGTTGTTGGAATACTTCTAGTTGACGGGTCTGATGATGATGTTGTCCATCCGTATTCTTTAACGTTTGGAACTAAATAATAAGCTCTTCTTGTTTGTAAAGTTAAATCATTTGGTTGAGTCCATTTGACCTTAAAACGGTACTTGGCCTTTGTTGGAACTCCAACAGTTGGGTCATTTGACAATACTTTTTCACCAAATTCATTAGTTATAAAATAATCTAAGTTCATTGGTAATTCTATTAACCATGTTCCTGAACCATCAATAACATTTCCTGATTGTTCTAACTCATATTGTTCTAAAACAGGGTTACCATCTATATCTTGTTGTATTGTTTGTCTTAACGCTAATATTTGACCTGGTGATGTTGTTAAACCGCATAGGTTACCCATGTTATCTTTTGGTCTTCCATTATTCCTTACTCTTAGAGTGTCAGGTGAAGAAAACATACATCCCATAAACACCGATGTCGGTTGTATATCAACATTGGCATCATCTCTTAAATCAAAATCTAATCGATTTATTGCAATTTGACAAAGTGACGCATCACCCCATAATGGAGAAACTTCAACGTTCTTAACTAAATTAACTATTTGTGGTAATGAATTTAAATCTGTTGAAGTTCTAAATTTAGAACCCGCAACTTGTGCTTCGGTTGCCAACCCCATTCTAATTAAATCCTGAGGTGTTAGTGAGAACTCTCCAATATCGGATAAGTCAACATCCATAACAATCGCTTGGTCCCCTAACGGAACCCCCATTATCATGTAATCCCCACTTTCGTTTGTTTTGGCAGTATACTTGTAATACGTGTCATATATTTCAACTGCAGTTATCCCCGTAAGAGAATCCGCTCTTGTTGGTAGTGTACCTGTCGCTGAGTGCTTTGAATATGATTTTTCGTAAGGTAAAAGATTGTATCGATATCCGTCTTCATTTTTATCTGAAGGAGATTCATAAGGATAGATACTTGATATTAAAGGATTAGATTCGTCAACATTGGTTATTGGGACGAATACCGCAACTCTCGCATTAGGTATACCCAACCCATTATTGGCGGTAACTCTACCAACAATAACACCATAGTCCGCACAACTTCTTGTGTAGATATCCGCTTGTTGTATTTTTAACGATAAGATTTCTAAGAATTCAAACTCTTGGTCTAATTGGACGTTGATTGTCTTATTAGACCCGAGTTCGGTTTTTATCCTATATGATTGACCCATGTATTACCTTTAATTTATAAATAGTTTATGTGTTATTTTTAAAGTACTAACACACTCTTTTTAATAATAAACTAAACGTAACGATAATAAACCTATTAAGAGAAGGTAACTGATTGGAAATTTTTAACCGAAACTCTAATATCTTTGTTTGGATAACGGATTTGGTAAACTTGTGAAGGTTGAGCAAACACCGTATCATCCACAGGTAATATTTCTTTAGTTTCAGGGTCGGAATACTCCATAGATGTTTCAGCCGAAGAATATTGCCCCCCAACTTTATTGTAAACATTCATTCCTGCAACAGTGATTACACCATTTTGATTTTGAACAATACTTCTAAGTTCAGATAGGTATACGTTTTGCCCTAACTGTCTTACTTGAGGATTAAAATACGCTGATATTTTGTCAACCACATCAGCAATAACTTGTCCTGAATTCTGAGCAGCATCTAATACAATCTGAACATCAACACTAAGGTCAATAACTTCAGCGGTTAAGATAGAAATGTAGTCATTTATCATTCGATAGTTTGATAGATAAGTTGCCACATTCTGTCTTAAAGTATCAGAAACAATATTGGTTAATTTACCTGAAGTATCGTATGATAGTAATTGAATTAATATTTTGTTGTTATTTTCTGTAATTGAAACTTTGGCAGGTGCTCCGAATTCCGCTGGCATGTTTCTAATAAGAGCCTCATAATCTTGGACTGTCACTGCTCTTTTTTGAGCGGAGAAGTTAAACGATACATAGTTTCTTATTTCTTCTAATGATGGAAGTCCTGCTCCACCAATTGCCGCGGTTACGTTAGTACATCTTAACGAGTTAACTACTGAAGAGTTTGTTAACTCTGAAGGACCATTAACGTAGAATGAAACAGTGCCTATTTGATTAATAACATTCGTTCCTAAGTTTGATGCCAATCCCCCACCAACTCTATATTGTATGAATAGTGTTGAGTTTGGAACTAATGCCGAACCTAAAGAGAAGTTGTTTGTATATCTTTGTAAATCTAATGTTGTCCCTACTGTTGTAAATTGGTCTAAAGCATCTTGAGCGGTATTGGTACCACCACCGAAAGTCATTTTCTTAAATCCTTCAGGTGTGTATTCGCTAATAAATCTGTTTTGTGTTTGAATGTATCTTCCTACTTTAATACCAGGTTGGTCAGATACTTTTGTAGGGTCTTCAACAAAAACTCTATCTTCGGCTAATGCGTCTACCTCGTACCATCTATTAGATGCTCCGATAAACTCAGCACTTGTTGGTATATTACTATACTCGGTACCACTCTTAAGTAATACACTTGTAATACCTAATACATTTTTTTCAGGTAAGAATAATTCAAAGAATGGTCTAACGTCATTTGGACTAACTACTTTTTTGAATACTTTAGTTATACCATTAACAACTAACTCTCTTTTGGTGATAGTATAGTTAATTAATACGTTGTTGGAGTTGAAATTTGGAATCTTTAATCTGTTCGGAAACCCTTGAGCATTATATGGTGATGTAAAATCAATATCATAGATATTCTCAAATACAATACCCGCCCCTGTTACTTGAGACCCTCTTGTTAGAGTTCCTAAGTATCTTTCATCTTCTTTATCACCGAACGCAGGAACTGTGATTGAGAAGTCAACAAGAGCAACTGAAGGTCTTTGACCTGGCAATTTTAAACCGTAGGTTCTTGCAATGTTATATATTGAAGACCTTTGTTGTGCGTATTGAAGTACCGTTTCTTGAATACTTCTATCAATATGATAATGTAGGTTATCGGCAACGGCTGCGTTTAAATCTAAGAATACTGAGAATACCGAAGCATCATTAAAATCTTGAATTAATTCAGGATAGTATGTTTTGCAATAGTTAAGTAACTCAGTTCTTATTCCCTGATAATCTCTGGTTGTATATGATATTTTACGATTCGCCATCTATATTAAATATTGATAATTACAAAATCACTCTGAGCAAACGTATTTGATTCTACTGAGTAATCGATTTTAATTTTTGCAGTATATTCTGATGTCCCTTTACCTGGAAATCTATATACTGGTGATTCGCTACTTCCTACGATGTTTTGTCCTTCCGCGATATCAACCTCTTCCATTGGGTCTGCAGGTGTGATTGAGATATTATTTAATAATAAATTTGGCATGTATCTCGAAACAGCTTCTCTGATGTCAGATTGAATCGCATCAAACGTAAGTCCGTCAAAAGGTTCAAATAAAAATTCATATAGTCTTGTTCCAAAATCAGGTAAGTAATATCTTGTACCTTTTCTTGTTAACAATAAATGAACTAAATCCGCTTTAATCTGTTGAGCTTCAAACTCTGTTAATTGTAAATAATCTCCTCTTTTAGAATCTCTAAAAGGAAAATTAATACCATATGTAGTTCCATCTGCCATAACTATAAATATAATACCCTCGTTTTTCCTTATAAATAGATTAAAATAAATAATCCCGATGTTGGTCGGGATTATTTAGTATCTTAAGATGAACAACCGAAACATTCAATTTCGATTCCTTCAGGTTTTTGAGGTAAATTCATGTTAGTGTAATCTACTTTAGGTACCTCAACAGTAGGTTTTGATTTCTGTATTTTTGATACATCAACCGCTAAGTGTTTAGCTCCTGTTGAAATCGCTTTGGTTCTAACATAGTAACATAAAGTCTTTAATCCTTTCTCCCATGAGTGGAAGTGTGATGAAGTAATTTTAGACAATGTTGGATTACTCATATAAATGTTCATTGATTGTGATTGGTCAATAAACGGAGCTCTGTCCGCCGCCATGTCAATCAATTCTTTTTGAGAGATTTCCCAAATTGTTTTATACTTTGGAATCAAGTGTTCAATTCTCTTAACTTTTTTATTATAGTTTCTGTCCTCAGGGTCAAGGTATTGGTTAAAGTTAATGTTTTGAATAGACCCCTCATTCATGATTATTTCGTTTTTCAAGTCTTCACACCATACCCCAATTTTCTCGAAGTCGTTAATTAAGTACTTGTTAA